CATCGTCACAGCAGAACCTGCAACGTGCGTCGCACGCGCCATCGAATTCAAGAAGGAGAACAACAATGAGTAGAACCACCGCCGGAAACGTGAACCAGAAGAGCTTCGCCACCTTGCCGAGCGCGGCAATCCCGCGATCGGTCTTCAATCGCAGCTACAACGTCAAAACGGGGGTATTCGCGGGATGGCTCTACCCGATCTTCGTCGATGAAGCGCTACCCGGAGATACGATTAACCTCAAACCAATAATCTACGGAAGAATGCAAACCGCGATCTTCCCGGTCATGGACAACATCTATGCCGACATACACTTCTGGGCGGTGCCAAACCGCCTCGTGTGGAACAACTGGCAGAAGATGCAGGGAGAACAGGACAACCCGGGAGACTCGACCGACTTCCTGGTACCGCAGCTCGTCAGCGCGACCGGAGGATTCCTGCGACAGGAACTCCAGGACTACATGGGCGTCCCGCCCATGGCAACGCCCGGGACGACAACAAGCATGAGCGCCCTCTTCACAAGGGCATATAACCTAATCTGGAACCAGTGGTATCGGTCCGAAACCCTTCAAAACAGCATCACCGTCGACAAGGGAGACGGACCCGACGTAGCCACCAACTACGTTCTACGACGGCGCGGAAAGCGGCACGACTACTTCACGTCGGCACTTCCGTGGCCGCAAAAAGGAAACGCAGTCAGCCTCCCGTTAGGCGGAACGGCACCCGTGACCGGGACAATCACCGGAAGCGGAGCACCCACCTTCGTCAGTGGAGGCTCGAGCGCCGGCGCAATCAAGCGGAGCTCAACCTCCGCCAACATTGAAACCCAGTTCGCCGGAAGCGGCGGGACGCTCGGAACCGGAATCCTGGATTGGAGCGTCACAAACCTGTCGCTCACCGGAGCAACCGCAAACCTGGCAACCGCCACGGCGGCCACCATCAACGAACTCCGCATGGCATTCCAGATGCAAAGGCTCTTCGAGCGCGATGCACGAGGCGGAACCCGCTACACCGAAATTCTCAGAAGTCATTGGGGCGTCGTATCACCGGACCAGAGCCTCCAGCGGCCCGAATACCTGGGGGGAGGAACGATCGATATCTCGATCAATCCAGTGGCCAAAACCACCGCGGGCACACCGACCAACACCAACCGACCGCTGGCCGACCTGGCGGGATATGGAACGATGACCGGGAGAGTCCCGACCATCAGCAAGTCCTTCACCGAACATTGCGTCATCCTGGGACTCATCAGCATCCGTGCGGACCTCAACTATCAGCAGGGCATGGACCGCATGTTCAGTCGTCGAACACGCTTCGACTTCTACATGCCGGCCCTCGCACACCTCGGGGAGCAAGGAATCCTCAACAAGGAAATCTTCCTCACCGGAACAGCCACGGACGCACAGGTGTTCGGATACCAGGAACGCTGGGCGGAATACCGCTACAAGCCGGCGCAAATCACTTCCATGATGCGCTCCGACCACCCGCAAACGCTCGACGCCTGGCACCTGGCGCAGGACTTCGCAGCGCTCCCGCTGCTCAATGCGAGCTTCATCGAGGAAAATCCCCCGATGTCGCGGGTGCTCGCCGTCAACGAAGAGCTCCTCCAAGAGGCCCCGCATTTCATCATCGACGGGCACTTCAACTTCAAACACGTTCGAGCGATGCCGACCTACAGCGTCCCCGGACTCATCGACCACTTCTAGGAGAAAACGATGGCGTGGGGAGCATTCGCAAACCTCATTCCGCAATTGCCGGACTTCGCCGGCGCCGGAATGAACTACGGGATCGCGCAGCATCTAGGAAGCGCGAGCCCCAAAGACCGAAAAAACTTCATCACCGACACGAGGAAGTTACGCAAACATGAGTATCAAGACATGGTGTACAGCCTGCGAAAAGCAGGGCTCAACCCAATCCTTGCAACTGGAGCTTCCCCTGGACATGCCGCGCCCCAAAGCACGGCAAGAGCAAGTCAAGGAGGGACCTCGGGGACAGGTGTGGGGTCGGCCCTGGCCGCTCACAAACAGGCGAATACTGCAAGGACAAAAAGTAAGTCCGAAATCGGACTAATGGAAGTCAACCGCGAAAACGCGCACTTCCAGCGCGCCAACATCCTACAGCAATACGACATCAACCAAGCAACCATCGACAACATCCGGGAAAACACCGCACAACAAAAAGCATTGATCAAGTTGCACCAACATTCGGCAGAAGAAAAAGCGAGCAGCGCAAAAAAGCTCGACCTCGAGTCAAGGAACATCGAACGTTTCGGACCCCGGGGCTTCACCTGGGAGGACATCCTCCGAAATATGATCACGAATGGCGCACACTCCGCAGTGGAGAGCGGCGCAGTCCAAAACATCTGGAATTCCATCACAGGGAGCGACTAACATGGGACGAGTCCGCACGCCCGTCGGAGAGACGAGCATGACGAAACAAGCGAACGCAGAAGAAACCGACATCAACCTGATGGTCGGCCGGTACATGAAAACCGGAACCGGCCTAACATTGAACCCACGAGAACCGATGTACGGGGATTTCTCGACAGCCCTCAGCTTGGAAGACGCCTTCAACCTCACAAACCAGGCCATGGGAAATTTCATGGCTCTGCCGGCCGCCGTACGCGACGCAGCGCAGAATGATCCGGTCGTCTTCGAGACGATGATGGCCGAGGAGGCGGGGGTGAAAGCCCTTCAGGAAGCGGGACTGATGGTAAAGACACCCCCCTCGGAGGGGGGGGACGGGGCTCCCAAAGAAACCCCTGCCCCCTCCGGGGGTGGTGTCAGTTAGACCAATTGAGTACAAGTAGGATCAATTGGTCAGGCCCGACACCGGGCCGGAAAGGAGCACGTCATGAGACGCGCACGAATGAGCCGAGGAGGCTCCAGGCGGAATTTCCGAGCTGGAGCAGGAACCATGAAGGTGAACCTCCAGGCGACCCCTCTTCGAGGGGGGTGGCGATTCTGATCGATGCCGTGTACGGCACCGATCCGAGGAAAACGGGGCGCCGACGGAGTAGTCAGACTGCTCCGCGGCGTCCCGGATGCCCGACTCTTCGGAGTCGGAAAAAACCCAGAGCTCGAGCTCCCTTGCGGGAGATGCATGGATTGCAAAATCCGGCGGAGCACAGACTGGGCAACCAGGGCAACGCATGAAGCGGCCCAATACGAAGAAAACGCGTTCATCACGCTCACCTTCTCGGACGACGGACTCGCACTGCGAGAACTGCAACGGGGAACACACCCGTTCGACCTGGACGTCCGAGACTGGCAGCTCTTCGCAAAACGGCTCAGAAAGGAACTCAAAAAACAAAGCAAAAAACCACTGCGGTTTTTTCAGGTCGGTGAATATGGAGACCAGGAAGCGCGACCGCACTATCACGCTTTGATATTCGGAAACCACTTCCGAGAAGCGGGAATGGTGGAATGGGTCGACGAAAACGGAAACCAAAAATGGACAAGCCCAACGATCGAGAAAGCATGGGGATACGGATTCGTCGAAATCGGACACCTCACACCGGAGACAGTGAACTACGTATGCAACTACGTGACAAAAAAGCTCTATGGGAAGATGAAAGAAAAAGCATGCGAGCGGATCGACTGCGCAAGTGGAGAATGCGTTACGGTCAGACCCGAACTCGCAACAATGAGCCGAAGACCGGGGATCGGAGCTAGACACTACGAGAAATTCAAAAACGAAATCTTTCCCGACGACTTCGTAGTCGTGAAAGGAAAGAAAAAGCCCGTCCCCCGGTACTACTACCAAAAGCTAAAAACAGAAAACGAAAAACTGGCAGAGCAAGTCAGGGACGAAAGGTGTAAGTCGGCGGCAGGCCACGCCGCTGACAACACGCCCGAAAGGAGGCTAGTTAAAGGGGAAGTCACAAAAGCGAGAGTAGGACAAGCAAAAAAACGCAAGTTGTAAATAGAAAGACATTGCGGAAAACACGAGGAAAAAAAAGAAAAAAGATGAAACAAAAGTAGACAAAAAAATCAAACATGTTATGCTCCAAACATGGAAACTAACAGAGACCAACGTCTCAAGGAATGGAGAAAAAAATATGGACGAAGACGACTTCACGCGGATGGTAGAAATAGCTCACCTCATCAGCGAGCAAGCAAAAATCAGCCACGCCAAAGGACAAACCAAAGCAGTCAAAGACATACTGAAACTCGGCAGAACTATCGGAAACCTCATCAACAAACAACTCAGGGGAGAATACGACAAATGAGCAGCAAGCAGAAACTCTTCGCACTCGTCAGCAACATCATCAGCGCCATTCTCGGAGCCGTCGGTGGCTTCCTCGGCGCGAACTAACAAACGACCGCTACGCGGTCGAAAGGAAAAGAAATGCGCATGTACTCAGTCTATGACACCAAAGCAGAGCAGTACGGCACGCCCGTATACTGCCGGACCGACGCAGAAGCCCGAAGGCAATTCGGCCAAGTCGTGAACGACGAAAACACCGAATTCGCCAAACACCCCGAAGACTTCCTACTCTACCGAGTGGGCAGCTTCGACCAGGAGAGCGGCATCGTCACAGCAGAACCTGCAACGTGCGTCGCACGCGCCATCGAATTCAAGAAGGAGAACAACAATGAGTAGAACCACCGCCGGAAACGTGAACCAGAAGAGCTTCGCCACCTTGCCGAG